ATTACCATTAGGTCAAAATTAATTAATTTTGACAATACTTAAATCTAATTACAACAAATTAGCATTTAGATTTGTATTTTGTCAAAATCTAAATGTAAAAATCCAATCTCGGCATTGATATTTCGCATTTTAGCAATATTTTATTTCTTAACCAATTATATATGCCCCCAAAATCAAAATCAGAAGTCATTGGTACTATTAAAAAAAGATTATCTACAAATATTACGGACAGTGATTTACGCCGTTATTTTCCTAATGCAGATGAGAACACGATTGTATACAGTGACCTTTCCAAATATAGTGATATACGACAATTATTACCGCATGACCGTTCCTATAAGATAATATTGATTGAAACTACCGACCATAATGTAGGTCATTGGACTGCTATAATGAGATATGGGGATACGATTGAAAGTTGGGATAGTTATGGGTCAGGGAAATTAGAAAATGAATTTAAATTCATACCAAAGAAGATTAGACAGATATTAGGGGAAACAACAAATTATCTACAAGAATTATTAAAAAAAGCAAAGAGAGATGGATTTAAAATTGTCTACAATCGTGACCGACTACAAGCAGACCACGATGGTGTGAATACTTGTGGACGCTGGTGTATCCTGCGTATTCTAATGATGAAAGAAATGGGTTATGATTTGAAAAGTTTTTGTGAATTTATGGACGATACATCAGAGGAAACAGGGAAACCGCCTGATGTGTTAGTATGTGAATGGATACATTAAAGTATGGGGAATGTTGGCTATATCTAAATATCTAAATATCTAAAAATACTAAACTATTTTCCATTTTTCTCTTTCATAGAGGAGGTTTTTAAATTTTAGATATTTTAGATATTTAGATATTTGTGTGTATAGATATTATTTACTATTGTGTAATCCTTGTAGAACTTCCGCTAACCAATCATCTGCTATTTTCTGTGCTAATAATGTTGCATCTCTTTTCAAATTAATATTATACATATCATCATCTTTAATATCATCAATGTTCTTGTGTGTGGTTTCATAATATTTTAATATCTTTCTTCTAATATATTTTGCTTCATGTGACCCAACAGATATTCCTGTTATTCTTGTGAATTCACTTCTCACCACTTTTTCAAATTGGTATTCGTCCATTCGTGACCCACCACACATTATCATTCTTGGTTTTCTTCTTGTACCACCTTGATAAGCAGTTTCAGCAAGATGTCCTATATCTGTGATGGTATTGGTAATCTTTCTTGCAAACGGACTGAATGCTTCTTCTACGGATTGTTTGATAAACTTTTCAGTTCGTCCATTATTTAGTCCACTTGCAGTCAACACTGCACTCAACCAGTCCTGACAATTATTATCTCGTGCGGAATAAGAATTATAGAATTTATTTGAACCCATATATTTTTCCCCATTTTCTAATAATGAATTCATGGTTACATTCGGTCTAATTGGAACAGGTAATATCTGACCGTTCTTTGCATTCTTAACTTGGTTCAAATCTCGTACATCAATCTTCACAGTAGTTTCTTTCTGTATCATAATCCAAACACCAGCCACTCTAACAAACAAAGATGTATGGAACAAATCATCAAACGATTTCTGTTGTTTCAACTGATTTAATTGTCCGCTTGTAATTGCATTTGTTATTTCGGTTAATGCATTACTAATTGGTGTTCGCATCAAAGTCATTCCCTCAATCTTTCCATTTCCATATTGATCTAATACTTTTTGTGCCGATGGAATTAATCTGTTACGACCATGTAACAATACATCGCCAACCGCACTAATAGAATTCTTCAATGTTCCCATAGGATCTAATAATGCACCAGTCCAACTTCCTCCATACATTATAGGCATATATCCACCAACTCTACTATGATGAACGGCAGTCATATTTGCAGTGTGAGGTAAAATGACATTGACATAGAATAATGCTTTTTTATGGGCTTTGGCTGAAAATTTATTTGGAAATCTAATAATATGATTTGCAAATGCTTCTAAACTTTTGAATTTTGTGGTAGGGTGTTCTCTTTTGTATCTTCTATGTAACGCAGTAAAAGTTCCCCAGTTTACATCTTCAAAATGTATTGGTTTCATTATATATAATATAGATAATATATAATTAAATGTTTCTTTGAAATGGTGGTAAATTGTATAATCCTCTTATATATTGTTTTAATAAAATTTGTTGAATTAGATTTTGTTTATTGATTTCGTTTGGTGTTAATGGTGTATGTTTATTAATGTGTTTGGTTGGTCTATATACAGGATAATCTAAATGTCCTATGTCTTTCCAATCTTCTTCAAACCATCTTTTCAAATTCTTTTCTTTTTTGTCATCTTTGTATTTTCCACCTAATTTTTTATAAGTTTTGACAATAAATCCTGATTTGTAAGCACTTGGTTTGCTATATATTGTATCTGCATATTTTTTTACTTTTTCATATAATAATTTATTTAATGGAACAGGCATATATATTAATAGATATTAAATATTTCGTTTTTGCAAGTGATTTAAATAATAATGATGTGTTGGTGATGGACGGTAATGACCTGAACCAGATGGTTTTGGTTTCAAAGCATTAAATCCTGCTTGAACTTTTGGAATAAAATATGTTCTGTTCCAAGTTGGTAGTACTCTTTCCCAAATGACAAACGCCCCTTCTGGTATTTCAGCATATTCCGTATTATCACCAAAAGGGTCTTCCACCTTATCCCAAGCCGAAAAAAAAGCACTATCTCTTTTTATATTTCTATCTACCCAATTTTGCACTTCACTAAAATCAATATGTATTCCATTTCTCGTTAATTCTGAATATATAGCGTCTGCTATTTTTGATGAACCCCAATCCATCATTCTTCTTTTGTATTGAGGTGAATTTGTATCTACTTCATCACTATCAGAACCAAACATTATATACTATGTGTATATAATATTTGTATCGTTCCTAAATTTCGGTATGCAATGTTTTAATTCAATGAATTTAATTTGAAATTTGGTTGGATACATATTATACAAAGATAATAATTCTAACATATTAAATTATATAATGGGTGTCTTGCACCCCCAATTCCAGCCATACCCATACCTGTCAACATTCTCTTATTCATTCTGCGGTTTCTGGCTTGTACTGCCTTGATCTGTTTTTGGGTCATCATTGAACCATCAGGCAACATTGGATTAATCATTCCACCTACCAAGTGGCTCATTGACATGGGGGACGCAACCTTGCGTGGTCTGCCTCTGCGTCCAGTTCGGATTGCCCCTCCACTATCACTTCCTCCATACATTATGGGTGATGCAAATGACATAGGGGACGCAACCTTGCGTGGTCTGCCTCTGCGTCCAGTATGGATTGCACCTCCAAGTGAATAGGACATAGGGCTATAAAGTCCTCCATGATGAATAGTAGGGTAATCCATTCCAACAGGAATGACACCACCAACACGGCGTCTACGAATGTGGTGTCTTGCACCACCTCTTCCTCTTGGGTCTGTCATAGAATTAAATACTCCTTTCGCTTTATTGAAAGCATAATGATTAAACGATGGATAATGTCTTGGTATGTCTCTTGGTGATGATGGAATTGGTAAAAAATGTCCTGTTTCCATATCCAAGTCCCAGTGATTTAATATTTCTTCGTCAGACAACTCATTCATTATACTTTGAGGTGTTGGTGGTGATATACCACTCATCATAAAAAATTTTAATACTTCTTCTGTGATGTAAAGTTTTCCGTAACGGATAATTGCTTCTCGTGTAGCCATTTTATAATATAGGAAAAGAAAAGAATTTATTTTTCTCGTTGTTCCCATTTCTTATTTAACCACAACGCATTTTTTTTTATTGACCTTGTATTTCCCCATAATAATAATGCACTAAACATTGCTGGGCTCGGAATTAAATTCATAATTAATCTTTTTTCTGTTTTATTTGCTAAATGTCTTGCTAAATAATTAAATTTAGTCATTTCACTTGCACCATCAATATAAGTATTTCCTTTTTTGCCTGTTGACTTGTTTTCGTACCCAAAATCATAGGTTTTTCCACTATCCATATACACTCTAAACCTTTTGTTTATCTTGGGTGAGTTTGTTATTTTTACAATCATAATATATAAGTGTAAAAAAATAATTAATTAAATGTTACAAATTGGAAAATCTATTTATTTTATTCTTCATCATCATCACTACAATATTGTCTATCTTCTGTATATGAAATATTCGCACGACAAATGGGGCATATTTTTTTTTTTAACCCAACCCAGCATTTCATACAGAGTTTATGACCGCAAGGTGTTTTGGTGTGAGGATATATTCCACATAATAGGGGGCATTCGTCACTATGGTGAGGCATATTTCCACCAAATATATTCCATGTTAATTTATCTCTTTTCATTTTCATTTTTGTTTTAAGTACTCCTTGTTCTTTGTCATATTCTAATTCGTTCAATAATGCATTCAAGGATTTTAGAAAGGTTGATATTTCTTCTACTGTTAAATCAGTTGGTTTATACAATATACCATATATTTCATTTTGAAAATTATAATGATAAGTATAATATCTATATATTTCATCACTACTACTATATGTTGATAATTTTTTATCTTCTATTCTCATACTTGTAGACACATTCATATTATTTATTGATTTTCTTTTTATAATTTCAAATATTAAATCCATTTCTATTCCACCATAATACACAGGAAACATATACTCTATGGTGTATATGGTTGTCTCTTCATTTCTGCAACATTTTCTTTCCTCTATTTGTGATGATAATACCTGTGCTAATTCTTCGTAGGATTTGTTTTCCATCTTGTCGTTCTTAATATCTATACACACATTCTTTTTAAATCATTTTTCATTTCAATTTTTTTTTATATTCACAAATCTTTCTTTTTCAAAATTTCAGTCAACACAGCACAATATTTTTGCAATTCTATTTTATTATCCAAAGCAGTTTGACCTATGATTTCTGCATCTACCATTATATCCTCTGCAAAAGGAAAATAAGGCATATATTCTCTTGATTTTGGATTTTCTTTCCACTTTTTCAACATTCCTTTCATATAGAATTTCATTTGTGTTTCTGGATATTTGTGATTTGTACCTGAATAATAAACAACACAATCGTTTGGTATTTTTGGACTGGTAATTTTAAAAATCCAAAAGTATTTCATTTTGAATATTACTATACAAACAAGAAATCTATTTATATTCTTTTCAAAATATAAAATATTTAAGAAATATATAAATGGAAAATGGAACATTTGTAGATTTATCAAAAGATCCAGAGATTTTAGCAATGGAACAGAAAGTATTTGATATGCATTCAGAATACAGACGAGACAAGGGTATACCTGATATTCAGTGTTGTTTTTGTGATAGGGTATGTGAGACATACGGTCATAATCCATATCCTTTGAAACCCAAAGATACACACGAAAGATGCTGTAATGTTTGTAATGGAATGAAAGTCATTCCTGCACGAATGGCTATGTATGTCAGACAACGACATGAGGACGGCACTTACAAGTACGGTAATGTAGATAAATAAAATATTTAATCATTCTATTTTATTTATACTTTTTTAATTCCTAAACGCTGTTTTGGTTCAATGACAGGTTCAGGTTGAAATTCTGGTCTCTGTTTTGTTCCAACCACTATTTTAACAGGTTCGGTTACTGTACTTTCTACAATAGGACGATTTAATTTAGCAACTCTTTTCACTTTATCCATATAAGTTAAGTTGAGAAATTAATTTTTAAAATTATTGTTTTCAGTAAAATATTTTGTTGAATTTTATTTTTGAATTAAAAAAAA